ATCTTCTTTTGTTTCTTCTCCTTTCCACTCATGTCTTTTCCCTATTCGTTTTACATATCCTGCTCCTAGTCCTGGAGAACATAATACTTTTCCTGTATATTCGGGATTGTCTTCGTCTTTTTTTGTCATGTACTTTGATACGTAGTTTATTGTCTTTTCGTTGCAGTATTTCCCGTTGTAGCAATAACCGTCTATCCAGTTGTTTCTTAGTATGTTTATCAGCTTGAATTGTGTCATTCCGTTTGGTGCATAGAATATTCCGTGCAAATGTATTCTTCTTGTATTGGTGTGCCCTTTTTCTGTTACACACCAGTGTTTCATGCTCTTTCCTGTTTCTTTTCTTATCCTTTCTAGGAATAATCTGTGTATTTTTGTGATTATTTCGTTGTCCGTCTTTAGGTTATACTTTTCTTTGATATAATCGTATCTTTCTGGAGACACCGTTCCCGTGAAGAATATCGCTGTAGGTGTTTCTCTTAGTTGCTCGAAGTTTCTTACTCTCCATGCGTTTCTTTTTTTCTTCCTGCATTCGAAGCAGTATCCGCATTCTACCTCGATATATTTTAGTCGTTCGTCTGTACAAACGGGCGGTTCGTACCCGTTTTTCTTTGTAGGTACAAACCGCTTGTTTTTGATTTTGATGGGAAAGTAGCACATATCAATTTTTGTTTATTACGATTGTTTTTGATTGCTTAGCTAATGCTTCTAATGCCTCCATTCCGTTCTTTATTTTGCCGACTACTCCTACTATATTGGTAATTTGGTCGATTCCGTTGTATATCCATTCTCTTAGGTTTTTTTGCTCCTCTAGGCTTAGATGCCCTTTGCCGAGTTCATATTCTTTTGCTATTTTGTCGATAGCTGCATCAGCTTGTTTTTTCAGCGCTTCTGCACTTGTTCTTCTTGTTATTGCATCGTACCATAGTATGTCTATTTCTTTTCTTACCTTTGAAGCTTGTGCGTTGGTTAGGTCTATTACCGCTTCTTCTTTTAGTCCTTGTTTCTGTATCAATGAAAGTTGGTCTGTTACCGTTTGTATTCTTTGCTGCTGCGTCTTGTCCAGATATTCTGTGTTGAGCATTGCTTGGTTAAATTCTTCCATTGCTTTTTTTGCATTGGCTTGGGCTTCTTTTATGTTGCTAGATGCAATCTGTTCCCTGCTTTCTTGGACTCTGTTTTCAATCTCTTGCCATTTGATTTCAAATTCCGTTTTTTTTGTGTCGACTCCGCTTGTTTTTTTGGCTTGTGCAAGAGCTTTTGCTGCTTCTGCTTGGTTAAGTATTGTTTGAGACTTTATCGCTTCATTTTGCTGCTCTATTTGCTTGTATTGAAGCGCCATTCCTACTGGATTACTTGTTGGCCCGCTTGGTTGTGTTGCTTGTCCGCCTGCCGTGCTTGTGCTTCCTGCTCCGCTTCCTCCGTACATTAGCGCTGCGCTTAAGCCTGCTTCTTCCATGTGTTTGCGTTGCTGTTCAAAGTTGGTTGATTCCCACATTTCGAGATTTCTTTTTTGTGCTTCATTTGCAGCCATTTGTCCGTATTGGTATTGCATTCCCATACCTTCCTTTTCGTATTCCCAGGCTTTATCCATTAGCTCTTTTTGTTCCTTTGTACTATTCCCACTTCCGAATAATCCTCCCAGTAGTCCCAGTCCTCCGCCGATAATTCCGCCGACTGTTGTTCCCAATCCTGGTATTGCACTGCCTATTGATGCTCCTTTTGCTGCACCTCCTAGTGCTCCATTGATTCCTAATCCGAAACTCATGATTTTTAAGTTTTTAAAATTTGACATTCTTCGCGCTTCTTTCTAAGTAAGCGTTACTATATTATACTTGATATAATAGTCTACATGCGTACTGCGCTTTTTGGGCTGGAAAAAGCGGGAATATTATTTGACATCCCCGCCTTTTTTTTGCATGTAGTGTTCGAAGCTTACGCGGCTGAGTCGTCCCCTGCATTGATTGTCTTATCCGTTGCTGTTTCGCCTTCTTTCGCTTCTTCCTTCATTTCTGGATTCCGTCCATTCTTCGTGTAATCTGATAACTTGTACGCGTTTACTCTATCCATAGCGTTGATAGCTATCTGCCACTTGTCCGTTCGTATGTCATATTCTGGTTTTACTCCATCTTCTTTCGGTGTGTATATGAGTGGTGCACCGTCTGTTAATGGTTCGTTCTCATCGAGTATTCTTCTTACTTTTGTAAGTATGTTTTCACCTTCCTCGTATTTTGTTGGAAATTCTTTGAACGGATTATACCTTGTAAGTCCTTTTTTTCTAAGCATAGTCGTAAGTTTTAAAAGTTAGGAATTTGTTTTGCTGAATAATTACCGCGTCTCGTGATTTCACAAGCTGTTTGCACCCAAAAGTTCTGGCTATCCAATGCTGTATCTGCAAAGATGTCGATATGTTCTTGTGGGTTGATGTATGTTGACCCGTTTGAGATTCCGTTGTTATCGTCTCTTTCGTAGTTTCGATTTAATACCATAAAGTCCTCGCTTTCTCCTGTTGCAAAGTTACCGAATGTTTTGTTAAAGTTTGTCATGTAGTCAATCCATGCAACTGATTTTCCGGGTGTGGTGTCTTTATTTAATTTTGCGTCTTGTTCTGCTGTCCACCATGCCCGTTGTTCATTCATGAGGTCTTGGTATCCGATACCATCAAGTGCTGGTTTGTGCAAGTCATCCATTGTGAACAAATTCAAGTCAAAGTCATTTCCTTGTGAATAGTCGACCATTGGAGTGATTGCTACGATACCCATTACATACCCTGGTTCTTCGATTTGGAAATGGAGCCTTCCACTTGTGTTCGGTTGTCTTGCATAACCTCTACCTGCTAGCTCTCCTAAAACCTGTCCTTCTGCGTTTCCTGTGGTTGCTACTACTTCATCGAATTCAATCATTTGACTCATACCTCCTTGGAATACTGGAGTTTCTGGTCTGTCAAGATATCTTCCTGCTGTATATACGGTTTCCAACCAGTCTCTGTATGTACCTCCTGAAACTGCGATACGATTTAGCATGTTATATACTTTTTGTTGCAGGTTGAGTGCATCCATTGTAATTGTACCGTCCTCGTCTGGTTTCAGTGCGGTTACTTTTGAGATTCCGTTTTCGCCGTCAATCCAATCTGTTTTTACCCAATTGTTGAAAATATCACTGTCATATGTTTTTAATATTAGTCCTCCCAACTTGTTTGTTGATGCCATTCTTATTTTTTCAAAAAGATTGTCAACATTAGTATTTCCTGTGTTTGACATATCAAGCTCTGTATTCCCTGGCTTCTTTAGTATCTCGTCACGCACACTGTCGAGCGTTTCTAACTTTTGCTCATTCAGTATTGTGTGTAATGAGTTGTTGAATAGTGTTTCGTCTCCTGGAAATTTTCCTACGTAGATACCTTGTATTGTGGTATATCCATTTAGTGAATTTCCGCTTGAAAATATTGTTGATATTTTATCTGTTGTGATTTTTTTTGTTGCGCTGTTTGATGTTAGGTAATTAACGTATGCCTCTTTAGTCATGCCATTAGATGGATTGTAAAATCTTATTTTTATACTTTTCCAAAAAGTAGCATAATCTTTTACCTCTGTTCCTGCTTCTAATGTCGCGGTGTCTTTCATTGGTTCCTGCCAGTTAATTTCGGCGTCTGTATTTACTTTTATTGTTTTTTGTGTTTGGTTTTGCTGGTCTATGGTTACTGTTGCTTCTGTGCTTCCTGTGATGATATAGAAATTATCTTCTTGCGTGTTTGCGAAGTAGTTTTTGAATATGTCGAGATATATTAATACTGGTATCGCATTTTTTTTTGGAATGTTTCCCGTATTTTTAGACCTTGCCCCTTTCCATCCTATGTAACTATATAGAGATGACGGGTTAGACTTTACTTCTGCTTTGCCCGTATTATATGAACCTCTGCGTATTGTCGGAAACTTGATGTCACTCATCTTCATACCAATTCCTGTCCGATTGTTGTGCAACCAACTGTTGTATAGTCTGAATCCTGCCGTGAAGATAAAGTGTTGTAGTTTGAAGCTTCCGAATAATGGCCCAAGTGTTGGATGCGTCATTGTTTTGTTTGTCAGCTTGATGTCGAAGATATCTCCTTTCTGACATACGATTTTCATGAATGGTACGAGCATTCCTACTCCCATTGTACTTCTGAATACGTAACTTAGATTTTGAGAGGACATGTCGTATTCTCTCAATCTCACCTTCATTTTGTTGTTGTCACCTAAGGTGTTTTTCCCGATAGTTCTTGTAATTGCCATAATCTTTTACTTTTGAATTGTTTCACTTTTGTTTTCTTCTGATTCTTGAGCGTTCAGCGCTTTGTGTGCCGCATAGGCTATTGTGAATATTAAGTCCCATGGTTTGGTATTAATATACTCCTGTGCTGCTTTTACCGTTTTGAAATGTTCTTTTGATGCTTGAACATTACCACATACGATTACATAATCGTTTTCTTCCGTGTTCATTGGAAGGATTTTAAAGAAATCTTCTACCATAATTTTGTAAATTTAAATTGTTAATGTTTCGCTTATTCCCATATGAATAAAAGTCGTATAGTTAATAAGCTCTATAATTTTGAACTCTTTATGATTTTCTTTTAGGAATTCAAACATTTTGTTGATGTCCTCTATTTTATCTGTTTTGAAATCTGCTGCTAATCCTCTGGTATGCATTGATTCGTGAACTCCTCCCACTATGTCGTTTAGTTTTCTGCATCTATATCCGCTGTTGACAAATATAGCTTTTCCTATGTATACTCTTACCATGTCAAGTACATACATTACCTTTTTCAGGTTTTCGATTACTTCTTCGGTTGGAGTGTTGTCTATATTCTCCAATTTCGCCATTTGCGATTTTGTCATTTCTTTGATAGTAAAGTAGATAGCCATTTCAGTAATTTGATTAAAATTGTTAATACTTTTTTGATTTTCTCTGTTTTCATAATAGTGTAATTATTGTTAGTTGTTTTGCTTTTGCTTTTGCTTGTTCTTCTTTCCATCTTGAATATGTCTGTTTCTGGAATATTGGTCCTTCTTTTGTGTACTTCATTAGATAGATATCATTGATTACTCCTGTGTTTTTGTCAATTACATCTACTCTGTAGTTTTCCCCTCTTTTCCCTTGGGTGTAAATCTTTCTTTTTATTCCTCTTAGTTCGTTGCATGTGGATGTTTCTCCGTTAATTGTTATCATACAAACGCATTCTGTTTTAAATTGACGATGTTTCATGATTCTTTGTTTTTTTGTTTTCTGCGACAAACATATACAACCTTTTTTAGCCCGACAAATATTTGCCTGGCTTTAACATTAAATTAACATGTATATAACTTTTAGTAACTTTCCGTCGCCGCTATACCCTTAAATAATATATTTCCTGTTCGTATATCTTTTTAAATTCTTCGATATCTTTTGCTAGTTTTATGTTGTTGTTTATTTCTTTTCTTAATTCTTTCCCGTATAGCTCGAAGAGTCTCTGTGCCTTACTTTTTTTGTTTTTATCTCTTCTGTTTTGTAATTTTTTGATAATGATTTCTTTGATATCGTCTTTATGTGTTTTTATTCCATCTTCATTGTGTTGTTTTCTTAGCGTGTTATAGTATTCTTCGCTTTCTTCATCTGTGATTTTTATTTTGAAGTTTCCCACAAACTTTTCTCCAGAGTTTTCTCGATATATCCATAGTTGTTCTCTCTGTTCTTCTGTAAAAAGTTTGTATTTGTAATACTTTGGTAGTGCTATATATGTCCCTTGTCTTGTATAGTAATCTTCTTTTGTTTCTTCTCCTTTCCACTCATGTCTTTTCCCTATTCGTTTTACATATCCTGCTCCTAGTCCTGGAGAACATAATACTTTTCCTGTATATTCGGGATTGTCTTCGTCTTTTTTTGTC